AAGACTTAACAGTAGACTCCATTAACTTAAGAAACGGAATAACTCCTGTATGTAATACCTCACCGTTTCTAATAGGCGAGTTAATTGGTCTTACACGTCCGATGTTTAAGCCAATACCATACCTCGATCCTGTAGCAAAACCAGCTGCTGCGGATGATGAAAAGATAGAAGGTAGGGTATCATCAATATCAATTAAACAGCAGGATGCGTACTGCCTTATCTTAGTACGTACACCAGCCATTAGCGGTGTAGGTATATTAATCTTGAACTTTGAGAAGTAGTCATATGCCTTCTTTATATAGGCGATACGTTGATCGCCTGCATACTGACCAAAGCATACCATAGCAATAATCATATAGGCAAATTGAGGAGTCTCGTAAAGTCTTCCAGTAGATCTATCCTGGATGAGATACTTATCACATAACTGCCTCATACCTGCATACGTGAAGTTCTCGTCGCGACTATGGTCAATATATTCATCGAGTTTATTAATCTCCGTCTTATCATACATCATCAAGATATCCTCGTCATAGACATCGTGATCGTGTACATTTTCGTTAATAAAATCAACAAGCTTAGGTGGGTTCTTACCGCCCCATACCTCTTTACGTAGATGGTATGATAATAGACGTGCTGCAACATATTGATAATTCGGTGCGCTTAGACTGATTAGATTCGCAGCCGAATCAACCAATACATCATGAATCTCGACGGTTGTCATACCTTCCTTCTTCTGTAGATCAGCATTAATCTCTATATCAGACGCTGTCACGCCCTTAATCCCCTCGACAGCCCATTCAATGACTTTGTGAATTTTCTCTACGTTATAGGGTACTGATTCCCCGTTCCTCTTGACAATGTTCATATGAGTTTATTTACTTTATTTTGTTAGGATTAATAGTTTAAATGCACCGAATCTTTGAAAATTAAATTCACCTTCATCTAATTCAAGCAGGTGCTGAAGAATCTTCTTATCGTCAATAATAGGATCATCAGTTAGGTGTGTAAAAGCCTTAAAGTCGATAGGGAATATACGTTTGTTTAGGTAAGAGTATGCATCGTGGCACGTCATATCATACTCGTCTAATATCTGTTCATATGTTGAAATATCAACTGCTTTCTCTGTTTGTTGCTTATAAAGAGTGTCAGCTAACTCTTTACCTGTCTTATTCAGATTTAAAAATAGACCATATAATGGTAATATAGCATACTCATCAACCTCCTTCTCAAATGCTATTAATGCCTTTTTTGGATTATAGTTTTCATTAATAGAGAGACGTTTGTGATCATACTCATTCTTGATAGCAAATCCTAGGAATAATACCGGTAGATCGCCGTCAAACGATTCAAACTTATCAGTATCGACAGGCTGTTCAACTAATCTTATATCAACCATTACATTGAGAGCTCACTAACCATTGCGCCAGTCCGGAGATCGATAGTTCTGATCTTATCGCCTGTATAAGGTGTCTTAATAGTTACGGAAACTATATTACCGGAGATAGTAGGTCCGCTGTATTCACCGGGTGGTAAACTATGGGTTGCATGTATGCCACCGGTCTGTGCGTCGAAGATTTCTACCTTATCGTTATTGATTCGTGCTGTTAGGTTCATACTTTGATTATATACTCTTTTATGAATTGTTCAACGTCAGAATCAGTTTTATTATATGTAAACCCAGTCAGCGCGCTATTAAAGCTGGGGTGATCCTTCAGTATACTCTTCTTACCAAACTTCTCCTGTATAAAGGTGACAACATCATCGGATGGCAGTAATACACTATCATCGACATTTAATACCTTTCTTATATCTTCACATCTATACCCCTTTTTAAGAAAGGCTTTAACCTCTCTACAAATATAGTATTTTACGAGGTTATCCTCACCACCGTATTCATCTATCTTCTTCTTGAGAAAGTCACCAGAGTAAACAGTAGGTTTACCGGTAACGACACAATTGATCCTTTGAGTGCTTGGCATCATATAATTATATAATGTAATTGTAGGATTTTCAACTTTAAACTCTAAATAGTAGTATGAACTTTAACGACTTGTATAGGCAGCTTATGGAGGATTTTACCGCTCCTACTGATACTAAGAGACCGGCTAAAGTCAGACCCCATGGTAAGTATGGTACTATTAACCCACAAATGAATGAGCCGCATAGTACTAAATCTATTTCCGGTTTTAAGGGTCAACCAGGTGGTAAAATGAAGACGATGTTTCTTACTCTACCGGTAAGAAAAAAGAAGAAGAAGTCTAAAACTGACTCTCAATAAAATGGCGTGTTCTTTCGTTTCGATCCTTTATTGGACGTGATACACCTTGTTCATTCGTATATGTCCTCTCATATTCATCGAGCATACCCGCTTTATTCTTATTAAGCACATGCTGTGTAAATTTAGGAAATTTTGTAGTTACATTACCTATATTAAAGGTAAAGTCTAAAAGTATTTGTTTCTGTTTAATTTCGAGCTGATCGTAATTCACCTTAAACTTACCTTTCAGATGGCGCCTTAACCTATCCTCAGAATCGCGTAGATCTTTTAGGAGTAGTGCTGTTGCTTCAGCTTTAGTTAAACCTGACTTGAACTTACCTGATTTAGCTTCACTGCTTGTGAGTTTATGACCATATCCAATAGTATCTGTACCTCCTTCAGGGCTCGAGTATGGGTAAAATTTATTACCTCTCCAGCCAGACATTACTGAGTTTTCAGCGGCCTTTACTTCCTGTATAAAACTACCATCATAGGTAGGTGACGGAGATACCTTTAGAGGCATTCTCGAGGGGGATGAGAATGTAATACCAGCATTAGCAGTTTCAGCACCTCCGGCGAGGGAAGCTAACCCTAATGCGCCGGCGGCAATTGCACTCTTAATACTTTCATCAATTTAGTAGTAGTGTTTAAATGTCGCCATCAACAATATTTATACAAATACTGGCGCTTATATGAATCTATCTAGAAAGTACTTTGGTAGTTTCGACTTATTGCGTAGGACAGCGTCATATATATTAGCGTCAAGAACATATGTTATACAATGATCGTTTTGATTACGTACCCCTCTACCACATTGCTGTATAAAGTTTGAAAGCATCTTATTAGCATACCATTGTTTATCTTGCTCAAACATCCTTTTTATTCTGTCGTCACCTAATGGTAGGTAGGCGGCTTTAATAATAATTTGAAAGCGGGCTAGGTCACCTTTAAGGTCGACACCTAGACCTAGTGACGGGCTTACTAATACTGTTGGTTGGTCTGACGCTGTATGCTCCTCCAAGATCTCTTCATTCCGAGTCATACCGTCTCTATAAAGGAATCTCGAATCATTTAAGCCTCTTTGAATATAACTAGTAATATAGTTTGTATGGGTATGTATAATACCTTTATCGCCGCTATGATTCTTACAAATCTCCTTTATCTGTTCAACAATAGACGGTAGAGCTTTTTGCAAGTTAGCGTGATTAAGTCGATTAGATTTAGATATGTAAATAGGTGCTTTAGCTGGATCGAATGAACTACCAGACTCGACGTATTTATATTTCTTAATACCTAAAGTCTTAGCTAGATTCTTATGGTCAATAACAGTCGCTGACATCAATAAGACCTTCTCTGCATACTTGAAGATGTAACTTGAAAGGGTATCAACCTTAAGCGGCGTGAGTCTAATATTAAACTTATCTTCTACCTGTACAATGTATTCACAATCCTGCCAAGTATTACTAATTAATACTAAAGTACGGTGTAAGCTTCTAAGATACTTTAGCTTAGATAGCTCATTATTTGAAAGACCTAATTTAATACCATCAGTTAATATATTAATATGTTCTACAATAGTAGATTGAACTTCATTCAACCACTTCTTAACTGCAGTATTCTTAGTAGATGCGAGCGGAAAGATCTTAACTTTAAGTTTCCGTAATCTTTGAATATCGATTGCTACGGAGAATTGCTTTATTATCTCATCCTCTAGCTCAGACGCTTCGTCACATATAATATAGTTCTTATATTTAACGTGATCAGGTAATGCTAAAAACATCTTATAGTTTAGAGCAGTAAACTTACTAGTAAGGGCAGCGTTACGGTCATTATGATAATCGCATTTATTAGCCTGTCTATGAGCATCTAAAATCTTCTTCGGCATTACAACAGACTCCTGCTCTACATCAATATTCTCATCAATAGTACTTCTGTAGTTGGCCTTACCTTTTAGTACAGCTGTATCCTCGAATAAATCCTGGTATTGATCTTGTAGAGTCTTAGTAATAGTTAATGCAAATGCGCCGGCTGGTAACGCATTCTTACATTCATTCTCGTAAACATAATTACCATTAGAGTCCATCTTAAAGGCCGCATATGTATTAACCAGCTCAGTAAAGGTATCAGAGAAAGGTGTCGAAGCGTTTGCTAAGGTTTTTGATATAAAACTCTTACCACTACCAGTAGGTGCACTACATATGACGAATTTATTATCAGCGTCGAACGCCTCGTCGATCTCTCTGATTAGCTTATCCTGCTGATCGCTCGGGGTATATCCCTGAGGAAAGTTATTTAAAAGTTTACCTACCATGTAACCAGTATAGGCTACGCAACGGATAAAACAAGGCTTGTATCGTATAATTTATTACAATTAGGCTTATCTAGTAATTTTATACGGTAGAATAGAGACTTACTCGTCTTAGCGAGCTCTTCAAGTTCATAGGAGAACTTTAAATCACCGTTACTAAGTCGTTCCCAATCAAACGGGTAAGGTACTTCATATACGCGTGTTTCGTCTTTATGGTTTCTTAACGTAAATACAAAATGGAACTCTTTAAATTTAAATAAAATTAATTTACCCTTTTTAAGAGTCTTGCCATTGTTTAAAAGAAATACAACATCTCTTAATAAGAAGTCATTTAATTGTGTCTCTATAGCTGCTACCTGTCTCATTTACCCATAAATTGTTGTTTTTGTTCCGTTGTCATAGTATAGACATTAGTGTTAAAATACTCCCAGAACTCGTCTCGTGGTATACTCTTAACGAGATTACATACATCCATATTAACCATTCGCCAGTCCTGCATAAAAATATCCCAAGTTAATACCAAGTTCTTCGCACCAGGTGCATAATCAGGTAAGCCGGATGGTGGCTTGTAGTTAAGGGTCGTTCGACCATTTACACTGTTTAAAATAGCCTGGTCATTCGTACAGAGCATCGTACGCGCCTCACCGGTGGTGCGTTTGATAAATGTTATTTCGCAGACATTTGCATCTAATAACTGCAATAAACTCTGACGGTTAATCTTTGCCATTATTACCTTCTACATCTTCCCGTCTCTTACAAATACCAAACAACCTCTGCTCATTTAAGAACATACCTTTGTTTATTGTACCGTAATCAGCGATTTGAATATTTGCAACTGATGCTCCTTTATCATTCGGGAACATAACAATGTCATCTTTTTTTGTATATTTACATTCTGGGCCTGCTAGTATAACTTTAGCCTTACGCCACGTTTTTGTAAGAGTGTTAGTTGGTATATAGATACCATCTCTCATAATATTATCACCAGAAGCATCCGGGGCCTCATCAATATACTCTACTAAGATAATGTCGTCATATACAAATGATAAGATAAATTCATTACTTAGATCAAAGTCCCCAGCACTGTGTGAGTTCAGATCAATTAAACTTCTTTTTGTTGCAAGATTATCAATAGATGCTTCAGCCATATAGACTACTTATCGAGCATTTTTTGTAAGTCAACATTATGTTTATATTCTCTCTTAGATATAAACTCAGGTAAAATAGGCTCTTCTACTTTTTTGACTTTATCCTTTTTAGTCTTCTTCAGATATGTAATCTTTTTAAATCTTAAGCGAGGTAGTATGTTATATAGATAATTATATTGATTTTGTTTATCGTCAAACAAGCTCCAATATTTATTACTTGACTCGTTAATATAATTAGCCATCTCCGGAGAGTACATACTACTCCACCGATTCACCATAAACAGGTTGAACTGCGACTCATCATCGCAGTTCATATCTATAGTCTTCTTACTATAAAGTAAGCTATTTAGATACTGAAAAATAGTCATTATAGATTAATCTTAGTAGTAGCGATGAAGATATCATCTACCATGCCATAGAAGGTATCAATAGACTTAGTCATAAACTCCTCAGTCTGTTCTTCATTAAGTTTAGTACTATATGCGAATGACGGAGCCTTGCTACCTGCATTGATATTAATACCTGTATGCCCAATTGCTACATTATCTTTAGAGTATGTAATACTAACACTACACTTACCAATCTGCTGAAGCTTACCATCACTACCTTCAAACTCATCATGCACCATAAGGTCATCGCCATCTACTTCAATAGGCTTGCCGATAATATTAGAAAGTATACTAGCAATCTGAGTATTGAACAAACGCTGAAACGCTACAGCACCGAACCTATCAAGGCTAGGAATCTCCCAACAAAAGTTAACTGCATCATCACTATAGATATAGTCACCTTGTAATACATCCTCTTGATCGATCATACCATCAATACTCACATCCATCGGGCATCTAAACGCGATAATATTACCAGTAGGTAACACCTTATTACGAAAATAGTCGTAAGCAAATCTTTTATGAATCAACGGCCCATCATAAACTTTAATATCTTTAATAATCATATATCTGTATTATAGATTATTAAAGGTCGGTTATCAACTATAAAGTTGATGTTATAGGTGGTTATAGTTGAACTACCCAGCTAGTATCAGAAAAGATTTCAGTAGGTTCGCCTAAGCAATCCTTTACTGCATTTAATACTTCAGGCATATAACTGTCATGACCCGCTATATAACCACCTTGCTTAACTTTACCTTTCCAGGTATTAATGTCTTCTACCACCGCACTATAGGTATGATCTGCATCAATATATACAAAGTCTAGAGAATGATCCTCGTACGACTTAGCAGCCTCGGCGCCTGGTAACTTGACTTTTGTAATATTAGGGTAATCGACTAAGATCTTATCAAACATTTTTTCAGCTTCCTTTACCTCTTGCCACGACCAGGGGTCAACGCAATCTAATTTACCACAGTGAAGAGCGATTGCCCTACTACTCACCCCGGAGAAGCATCCATGCTCAACACCATGGTCACCCTTCTTAATATATTTTTTGCATAGATCTATGAGACCGGCAACATTGTTTGAAACAGCGTTTAATTCCATCCAGTATATTCTTGGTGTCTCGAGTAACTGGTCTATTTTTGTCTTGTAGCTCATCGTAAGTAATTATAAGTCGAAAGGTATTTATCAACACTTTGTTGACTGGTTGATTTGTTAAATACTTCCACAGCATATAAACCATCCGCACCATATACTGCAACACTCCACCGCGTATCACCAATTATAGGTTTTTTAACCATAAAGGAGCCACTATCAATATGGTTGAGTGCAAAATTACCAGCATCAAGCCGATGCGTACCATCTTTATTATCTTGCTTCCAGCAAATAATATCAGACGTATATTCTTTTACACCTGACCAGAGATCTGGATGTAAGATAGTGTCATCATCAAGCATCATAACGTAACCGTCACTTATTAATGAGAGGGCGTAGTTGCGCTGCGCATTTCCTGAAATGCTTTCATCTTGCTGATGAGCATAGAATTCTGCATTACTAGGTAATTCTATATCAGGTAGGGTAGGTGCGTCGAAGACTACAATCCAACGATAATTTTCCGATGGTATGTTAATACTTTCAGCTATGGCAGCTAGATTTTCAGGCCTAGAGCAAGGTGTTACTAGATTAATTAGCATCGCATTATCTACTTAGTATTGTTCTATAGGCAGATCAATGTAGTAAGTGTTTGTAGTTTTTCTCGATGTAGAGTTCCGGTACAAGATAATCATCAACTCTATTAAAGTTGTCTTCAATTGCTTCGAGCTTGCTGCTATATACATCTTCGTTAAGATAGTTAATTACACTTTCAACACTTTTAAAATCATCTATAAAGATAATACCGTCAGGATTAAAGAACTCCGTAATTGACCGCGTACCCCAGTATACTGGAATAGTTTTTGTAGCGAAACAATCGAGTATTTTTTCAGTAAAATATCCATCCTGTATACAGTTTTCGATAGCAAAAGAATATCTAAAATCTCTTAGACCTGTGCCTTTATCAATTAATCGATTACCTGTTATAGTACCGAATGTATCTATTACACCACTGAAGTGATTGTATATAGAGTGTCTGAGCTTATGACCAACAGCTTCTTTTTTATGGGACGCTATCATAGATACTAATCTATTCTTTACCGGGCTGTCTTTCTCTACCCAGTATGTACCATATGGCTGGAATAAACCATTATCAATTTGTGATATAATATCTCTATCGAATGTTAATACATTATCAAATTTATGGTAGTTCTCTAAAATCCAGGTATATATACCCGGGTCAATACCTATAGGTTCGAGTAGCCACGCGACCTTCTTAGAGTCATTATATATATCATCGTCGACGTATTGTAAATGCTTATCAGTAAAGAATACGTGATTGCTTGTTATAGCATCGCCCGTATACCAAGAGAAATTAACACCAGGTATATCTATAATATTTCTGCCAGAAAAATTAGTATCTATTAACGATATTTTTTTCTTTACTTCCATTTTTCTTCAAATATTTTTTTAGCTCCAGTTGTTTGCTTTATTCTTTCCTCCTCGTTAAAGAGGCCGTGACTTTGCTCTACAGCATGGAAAACTGAAGCACTGCCTATTAAGGCATGCCTTAATTTATTAGCCTTCAACGACATAGCATAATCATCATCCGCATACCAAAACGAAAACTTTTCATCAAAATTACCTATAGTATTCAAGGTTGATCTTGTTGTTAATATACTATAACCAGCGACGTTGTACCTTATCTTATAACCTTCGTAGATACCACGCTCACTATGTAATTTAGGTGTTATATTATTATCCCACGGGCTTACAGAGTCATACGTTTCTAGATGCTTGTATAAAATTTTTAGCGTATCTTTTTCATAAAAAACATCATTATTAGTTATGAGTATGGCTTCGTTTTTGCATTCCTCCAGCCCTATGTTTACAAATTTATTATAGTTAAAATCTTGATCAGGAAATATCAAGGTATTAATTTTTAACATTTCTTTAAATTTTTTATCTCTTAATTTAGTATTACTTTCAACTACAATAATATTAGGCTTAATATCATTACTATCCTTTAAACTGTTAATACACTTCTCTAATAGACAGTAATATTTTACATTTGCAGTATTAGAGAGAATTATAATATCTACTACAGGTTCCATGTCTTGATATACTCTTTTATTTCTTTATGATTCATTGAAGTAATTTTATAATATTCAGTTTCATTATCTAGATAGTATGCATGAGCGTTTCTCGGCGCCTTGTCGTCATCATGTGGTAGATGAAATAGATATGGATTTTTAGTATTTACAGATAGTACATTTTTTTTCAGTAAACTAGCCCTCTTAACTATCTCCGTATCTTCATATCCCCAATTTTTAAAGTTTGGATTATACCCTCCAATATCCTTAAAACATTGCTTGTTCATTATTAAGCAACCTCCTACTGCCTTTGTATTTGCTACGTTATAATTATCATTGCTATTATTAAGCTCCGGCTTAAAGTCTTCAGGTAAGAGAGCTAATAATTTTTCGTATGTTAATTTGTCTAACTCTTCTTTAGCTTTAAAAGTTAAATAGATAGCAACGCCATTGTAACCTACAATAACGTTATTATCCTCCTGCGCTAAGGTAAGAGATTTGTGTATTGAATCGCTCGATACAAAAGTATCACAATCTAAAAAGCAAAGAATATTATGTTTAGCTTTTTTTGCACCTTCATTATACATACGAGTTTTATGAAAAAAAGTCTCAGTATCTTTTTGCGAAATTAAAATAAACTCACTTTCAGGTACAAGATGAGAGTAATATTTTTTTGCGAACTCTAAATTAGATTTACGCTCTTCATTATCCTCTTTGTATGGTACTATAAATGATATCATTTTACTTTTTCGTATATAAAAGTTTTTAGTTTTTCATTTACATCGTATTGATGTAAAACGTATGATTCATAATTGTTTAATGAAATATAATTCTCTTTTAAGGTAAAATCAGTTTCAGTATTATGAGCTAAATTATATACTTTATTATCCTCCCTTACTTCGAAAATATCTGGTTGTTCATAAACTAACTTATTCATAGCGGGCTGATCTATTATGAGATAATTACCGCAAAAACCTAAAGCTCTTACCACCTCGGTACACATTTTATCTAATAAAGTATTTATGTTTTTTCTCTTACCGTAAAAAGTGCCGCTATTTATGATATTGTTATTTTTAATATTACCATAAACCTCAGAACCAAAGCATGTATTAATCCATGTAGAGTTTGTAGGGCAAGTTTCTATTTTTTTAAGCTCACTATGAACAGTAACTTTATTATCATTTATGAGTT